AGGCCCACCCTTGGCAAGCCCCCCCTGGGGGGGGTAGCCCCGGCGGGAGCCATACTTGATGCACGGCTCCTTGGCGCGCCAGAACGCCTCTGCGACCTCGCAGAAGGGGTCTCCCCTGTCCCGGCGGGTGCTGGCCTCGATGAGGGCTGCATCGATCTTGGCCTGCACCTCCTTTGCGGTGCGGCCGTAGAAGTGGCGGGTCTTGCCATCAATGACGCGGCAGCGCTCGATCAGGCCGTCCGCGCGTTTTTTCGTTTTCGCCATGTAAAAACCTCCTTATGGATACACTTTGACAAGCGTGTCCGGAGGTGATACAATACAGATGTTGGGTCGGTATTGTGTCCACCTTGGACACGCTGATCTATACGCTCACGGTGTTGGCGCACTGTGGGCGTTTTTTATTTGCTTTTCCTTGTTTCGGCCAAGTGCAACAGAAGTTGGCCGGTGACATAGGCATCGGCACTGGCGCGGTGCTGGTCAGGAGCTACAATGCCATAGTAGGTGCATAAGGTCCCGAGCTTGTGATTTTCTACATCCCAATCACTATCGAAATCTTCCATATAGGTCTGAAGCTCTGCGTCCCATTTTCGCCGCGGCTTTTTAAGCATCCGCTTGGCCTGCTCATACGTGCAATAGTATTTGCGCTTTATATGGTCAATGCGGCTTCCTGCGGCAAGGATAAATCCCAGATCAAAATCAAGATTATGACCGGCCACGGTGCTGGTGCCGACAAAGCGGTCAAAAGCGGGCATGATCTGCTCAATTGTGGGACAATCGGCGACCATATCATCTGTGATGTGGTTGATGGCGGAAACATCTGCGGGAATGGCTTTTCCGGGGTTCACCAGTGTTTCAAAGATTTCCGTAGCCTTGCCGTTTTTAAAGCGTACGGCTGCAAGTTCAACAATTTTGTCACGGCTTTTGTTCAAGCCCGTTGTCTCAGTATCAATGACAACAAATTCATCCAGGTTACTGCGGGATGTCAGGCTTGTATGCTTACATTCAAGTGCTTCACTGCCGTCATCAGGGGCGGCAGGAAGCTGTTCAACTGCTGCGCGGGGTATCGCGGCAAACGCAGCGGATGCTTGCTCTACCTGCTTACGGCGCTGCTCGGCGTATTCTTGTTGACGCAATTTCATATCGGAGAGCGCTTTTTCTGCAGCAGCCTGCTTCTTTGCACTTTCTTCGGCCTGAGCCTTTTGGCCCTTTAGTTCTTTCTCTTTGCTGCGCATTGCGGATGAAAAAAACAGCAGGAAGACACCAAACAGGAAGAGAAAGACCCCGGCAAAGAAGCTCAGCGTAAATAATGCGATAGATATACCGATTAAAGCAACCCCTAAGACAGAAAAAACAATCCCATAAAAATGGCAGTCACTTACGGTCAACTTTTGCTTACTCATATCCGATACCTTTTTACAGTTTGCGGCAGAGGCCAACGGCCTTGCCTTCGATGGTGATAGTGTTCATATCCTCGCCGATGCGCAGGATAGTTGGAAATGTGGGGTTTTCGGCGCGCAGCTCGATATGATCATCGAACAAAAACACGCGCTTGAGGGTGGCCTCGCCATCGATCAGGACGGCAGCGACCTCGCCGTTCTCGACCATCGGCTGGCTGTGAATGGCTACGACATCGCCGTCTTTGATTTTTGGCTCCATGCTGTCGCCCTGGCACAGCAGCGTGAAGTCGGCGTGCCAATCGCTGGGGACTTCATCGTAGGCCTCGACATTCTCCTCCGCGAGGATGGGTGTGCCGCAGGCGATCTGCCCCACACGCGGGATGCGGTCCCGCTTCGGCAGCGGCTGGAACCCGGCGGGGATGGGTGCGACGCGTTCGACCTTCCCGACCAGATAATCGATACTTGTATCATAAAACTTGGCTAATTTGATTAGAACCTCCGAACTCGGTTCTCGAGTACCTTTTTCGTAATTGACATACGTTGTGTACGGCATACTCAGCGCCTGGGCGGCCTCTTTCATATTTATGCCTTTTTCGGTACGCAACGCTTGCAGTCTATTCATGACGGTGCCTCCTTCCTTTATAACTATGATACACATTTTGAGTAAATAGTCAATTGAAAATACCCGAAATGGGCAATATGCACAAATAATGAATACCCATTTCGGGCACTTTTTTACTTTACAATTACTCAAAATGAGTATATTATAATATACAGATACCCAATACGGGTATTGCACAAGAAAAGTCTTAGAGGGGGGTGAATTTGATGCCTTATCCAAATATCAATGCTGAACGTAGCAGAAAAGGCATGACGATAGCAGACCTCGCGAATGCGCTGGGGGTAACAAGGAAAACGATTTATAATTGGATGGCGCATGGAAGCATCCCGCAGAGTGCGCTTGAAAAAATGGCAACGCTATTCGATTGCTCGATAGATTATCTACTCAAACAATAGTAATGTGTCCACCATGGACACGTAAAGGGGGTGGTGCATTGGACTGGTTCAGCTTTTTTATGGGTGCCGCGTTTGGTGCACAAATATTAAGTCTGGTGCAGGCGGTATTTTGGCGCAATAACAAAAGATGAGGAAGCAATCAGCTTCCTCATGCGGTTATTTGTCAGAACTTTTGGGAGGCGGTGGTGGTGGAGTCGGCGCGCGGTACGTAGGCTGCGGGGCGTGATTCCTGTAATCACTTGGCGGGGGTGCTGCTGGTACATTTGGTTTGGGCATCATTGTTCACCTCCTCTGTTTCCTTATCGTAAAATGCGAAAAATGCTTTTTGGTCTTTGGTTGCTTTGTTTTTACACAAAAAACTTTGTGCCATATCAAGGCTGGAAAGATACTGGTTTACAATGTCCTGAATGTTATGCTCATAGTTTTGGATTGCATCGGAGATATCGGAATCAGTAAGTTTTCCTTGGTCGATTTCATCCCATGTATGTGTAATATCAATCATAAGTTTGTTCATTTTCGGAATGGCAAAATCCAAGCAAATGATGTCTTTTGAGTAAGGCAGATTCGTCTGAAGGATGGAAGCTACCTGTGCGCATGCAAGGATGAAGGCCCACGCAGCTGGGAACTGCGTCCAAATGGCCCATGCAGCTATGCTGCCGCAGGATACCAAAGCCAAGACGATTTTAATTGCACGCAAGATGAATTTGCAATGTTCCTGATATCTCTCGTAGTAAAAGACTGAGTATTTTGCACGATTGAAAAAAGACCAGTACCGTCGCCGCATAATAACACCTCATCAAAACTTTATCACTATATTGAAGAAATTTCAAGTTCCAATTACACAATGGCATATTCACCCCGAACACACGCAGGAGATGACTCCCATGAACAATCTTGAAAATAAGCACCGCAAACAGCGCATTGAACTAGCCAACAACCTGACGCTGGCCGCAGTTACCGTTACGGCGATTGTTAACACCATCGCAGTTATTTTAAAAATAGCGCGATAGTTCCGGTAAAAGCGCCCCAGACGGCAATAGCAAAAGTAGTCCAAGCGCGAATTTCCGCCCAATCGCTGCGGCTGCGGGATTCATACGCTTCTGCGGCTGCGTTTGTCAGCGTGACGGTGGTTTTCTCGTTCATGCGGTTGTCGGAAAAGTCCAACATACCGACCCCTGCCGCATTTTGCAGATCCATATAGTCACCGACCTGGGTTGCATCCAGTATTTTCTGCAGCGTATGGTATCGGCACACGGCTTTAAAGATTTTGTACTGCGCATTTGTCAATTAACACACGACCTTTCTGCCCCGATTGTACCACGCCGGGCGGATGCAGGCAACAGCGTGTCCACATTGGACACAAGGAGGACTACTATGGCACGAGAAAAAGAGGGCTACCGAGACGCGCTGGAGCGCATCCGGCACGAGGCCGCTGGCGAGATGGTGACAGTGGCCGAGGCCGCGCACATCGTCTACGGCACCGACCCCCAAGCGGCCCGCAAGGTCTGCCGCAATATGCACGGCTGGACCGGCCAGGGCCGTGACAAGCGCATCCCGGCCACCGCGCTGGCGAGGCAGATCTGCTGATGACAATGGAGGATCTGAACTGGGTACAATCAAGACTTAGGAACTGCACCAACGCCCGCCGCCAGTTGAGAATCTGCGCCGAGTGTCTGAGCGTGGCCGAGGGCACCCTGCTGGAAAGTCTGGGCTATGCCAGTCTTGACGCTTTCCGCGCGGCGCATCCTCAGAATAAGCGATCCCGCGGCCCGTCTGCTGAGCGCATCTACAACCCTGTGCCGCCGGAGGTGATGCTGGAAAGCATCCTGTACTACTACAGCGGCGCGCCGATCAGCAGCGTGTGCAGGATGATGGGCTACACCCAGACCGTGACGCCGGAGGCAATCCGACATAGAGTATGCAACTGGAAGAAGAAACACCCGGCGCTTGCCGCCGGTATGCCGCGCAAGCGGCCAAAACCGAAAAAGGAGACCAAGCCCATGAAAATGACCTATGATGAGGCGGGGCTGCCCGCCTACGCCTACGCAAGGAGCCGCTACACCAACAACATCGTCCGCATCGTGCGCGGGGAGCGCACCCTGTTCGGTGTGGTGGAGCAAGAGACTGTGGACACACTGAACGAAGCGGCAGGCGTCAGCCGCGCCCAAGCCGCTGCCATGTACGGCGGTGTGCTGTGCGGATGGGACAGCCCAATGGCAGATCCTAAGAACTACAATGAGGCCGGTGCCTACATCGGCCCGGAAATGGAGGATAAACATGGAGAAGAATGAGACCCCCAAAAACCTCGCCCTGCTGACGGCTGACGAGGTCATGCTCAGCATCCTGGAGGTGGACGCCGAGGGCGTGCGCATCAAGCTGTGGCCGGATGTCAACGCCGTGCGCGCCCATCTGGAGGAGTGTTGTGGGCGTATGCCCGGCGGGTTGGCGGGCTACAGTGTGCGGCACTACGTTTGTGGGCGGTATCTGTACTGCGCCGTGGCCCTGGCCGACATCACAAAGGACGCCCCCTGCCCCAGTACCTACCGCGTGAGCAGCGACGCGCCCACCAACGAGGCAGACGGCAGCTTTTTGGCCGCTGCTGCCGCCTGGAGCATCGGCGCGGGGGTGCTGAATCTGCCGCCGCTGCGCATCCCGGCCAGCAAGGTCCACATCGTCCCCCAGGGCAAGCCCGGCACCAACATCATTGAGCGCTACGTCCTGGACGATGCCCTCACCCTGGACGACATCACCTACAACGGTGACGGCAGCGTGGCATCGCTGCGGGTGCGCAAGCGTGATGGGAGCGTGATCACATGGCAAGCCAGCTGATCGCCCATGTGGCCGCCTGGTACATCCCAACGGGCCAGCCCTTAGTCAACGATATGGACGGGCTGACGATTGACGGTGCGTATTGCCTGGAGGCCCAGCGGATGCACGCCGAACTGGAGCGCCGCGCGCGGGGGCAGCCCCTATGCGTGGAGATCGACATCCGCCCGGTGAAGAACAAGCGCACACTGGATCAGAACCGCCTCATGTGGGCGCTGCTGAACAGGCTGGCGCTGGCGTTGAGCGGCGACACACCCGGCGGGGTGACTGCTGAACAGTGTTATCTTGACCTGCTGGCCGAGTTCGGCGCAGAGGTCGAGACCTGGCGCGTGCCGGTCAAGGCTCTGCCCGCCCTGCGCAACACATACCGCGTTGTGCAGATGGTGGAGCTGCTGGACAACGGCTACTGCATGGCCCGGCTTGGCATGGGCAGCAGCAGCTTTACCCGGCAGCAGATGCACGAATTCATTGAGCGCATCTTTGACCGCCTGAGCGAGGCCGGCGTGGACGATGCCGAGACCACCGAGCAATACCGAGACTGGAGGCGTGCCGATGGATTGCATTAAGTGCAACAGCAGCCAGGTGCGCGTCATCGACACCCGAGCCAAGGGGACCCGGCGGATATACCGCCGCCGCGTCTGCATGATGTGCGGCTGCCGCTGGACGACGGTGGAGCTGCCTGTTGGTGATGTGCGCCAGGCGATGGATGCCGTCAACGGACTGGAGGAGCGCCGTGGCAAAAAGCATACTGCAAAGCGATAAAGAGTGCTACCTGTGCCGCAAGCGCTACAATCTGCGCACTACGCGCGGCCTGGAGGAGCATCACATCCTATTCGGGCGCGGACGGCGCGAGTTGTCTGAGCGGTACGGCCTTAAGGTCTGGCTGTGCCACAACCATCACAATGAGCCGCCCCTGGGCGTGCACTTTGACCCAGCGGCCCGGCGGGAGTTGGAACAGGCGGCACAATTTGCTTTTGATGATCTCCACGGCCCCGGCAGCTTTGCCGAGGTGTTTGGAGAAGAAATTTAGGAGGATACCAATGCCCCAGATCGTAAACAAAAAGAGCGTGCTGGAGATGGCGATGGGCGCGATTGCTGAAATCACCGATTACGAGGTTGAACGGGTCGTGGCGAACATCATGGACCCCAACACCGCGGCAACCGCCAAGCGCAAGATCACCATCACGCTGACCTTCGCACCGGACGACTACCGCCAGCAGATCGGCATGGACGCGCAGGCAAAGACCACCCTCGCGCCGATCCAGCCGGTGCGCACATCCCTGTGCATCACAAAGGCGCGGGACGGCAGCCTGCTGCTGGCCGAGATGACGCCGCAGGTCCCCGGACAGGTAAACATGGACGGCGATGAAGCACCGATACCCGCAATGGCCCGCGTAGGCCGTGCCGGGTATTAACACACAGAAAGGACAAGACAATGGAAAACAGCTTTTTGAAAGACGCTATTGACCGCATTGTGGAGCTGGCAAGGCCCTACACCCTCTCGACCAACGACGGCCACCGGTACAGCAATGTGGATCTGCACGAGGTCAGGCCAGAGGTTGAACTCCCGGCGCGGTACTCGGTGGACACGCTGGAGGCGCTGGTCAAGCTGATCCGCACCGAGGGTATCGACCAATCGCCCCGGCTGTATGTGCGTGTGGACAGCGCCCGGCGGGTCATGGTGGACACTACATACACGCATAAAGAATATGCAGAGTTCAGCCGCCTGCCGCTGTATGAGGCCGTGAGCGATGTGCCGAGCATTTCTGTCAACCAATACATGAGCCAGGAACACGCCGTTATCGAACTGCAGAGCCTGTACGCTGTCACCGATGACCGTGACTACCTGCTGGCGCTGCTGAGCCGCATTGACGTCAATCAAGGCGTGTCCAGTGTGGACAACGGGATCAGCCAAGAGGTCAGTGTCCGCACCGGCGCGGTGCTGAAGGAGCAGCAGACGGTGCAGCCCATCGTCCACCTGCAGCCCTACCGGACTTTCCTTGAGGTCGAGCAGCCCGCCAGCGACTTCTTGCTGCGCCTCGACAAAGATGGCCGCCCGGCACTGTACGAGGCTGACGGCGGTGCGTGGAAGCTGGAGGCCAAGCGCAACATCGCCGCCTATCTGGGCGAGCAGCTGGCCGATCTGGTGGAGCGCGGCAGTGTGGTGGTGATGATCTGATGCTGAATATCTGTGCATTGCAGGGCCGTCTGGCCCGGGACCCGGAGCTGCGGCAGACCAACACGGGCAAGCAGGTGGCGACATTCACCCTGGCCGTGGACCGTGGGCGCAAGGACGCCAACGGCAAGAGCGTGGCGGACTGGATTCCCGTCATTGCATGGGAGCGTGCCGCCGAGTTTGCCTATAAATGGCTCAATAAGGGCCAGATGGTGGCGGTGGATGGACGGCTCCAGAGCCGCACCTACACAGCCAAGGACGGCACCAACCGCACCGTGCTGGAGGTTGTGGCCAATAACATCAACTTCTGCGGCAGCAAGGCGGACAACGCCGCCCAGGGCTCCCCTGCCCCGGCGGGCCAGCCCCGCGTCACCGGTTCGGCACCGGCCTACAATCAGGGGCCGGGTGACGACTTCGCCATGATCGAGGATGAGGGCGACCTCCCCTTTTAAACGTTGAAAAATTGAAAAATGACCTTGCAGGGATGCGCCGAAAAGAGCGCGGCGCACCCCTGTGTTAAGGTCAGCCGTTTTTAGAAAGGCAGAACCTATGGACAATCCTGGATTTTTCGCCATTCTCCCCGCCACGGTGCGGTATGATCGGCGGCTGAAGCCCGCCGAAAAGATTTTTTACGCAGAGATCACCTCTCTGGCCGAGAAGACAGGCTACTGCTACGCGAGCAACGCCTACTTCTGCCCGTTGTACGACACAACGGAGCGCACAGTCCAGCGCTGGGTGAAGCACCTGCAGGAGCTGGGCTATGTGGCCGTTAGCTACGCCCGGGACGGCGCAGCCAATCAGCGGTACATTTCCCCGCTGGTCGGCCTCGTGCCGGATGTATGCGCCGAAAACCACCCCGACAAAAATGTCGGTGAGCGACACCCGGTGTCGTTGGGCGACAAAAATGTCGCACCCACCCCGACAAAAATGTCGCCTACCCCCCGACAAAAATGTCACCCAGAACAATACAAGAATAACAATACAAGAGAGAACAATACGCGTGCGGGCGCGCGCGCGAGGGAGACTGCCGCGGAAATACTGCAACAGGCCTTCCCCGAGGATGCGCGGCTGACCGCTGCGCTGCTCTCCTTTGCTGAGAGCCGGGCGGCCGGCAAGCACCCCCTGACGGCCAACGCCGCCAAGCTGGCCTGCAGCAAGCTCATCCAGCTGGCCGATGAGGCGGGTGTGCGTGACCGCAGCGGGTACATGGCCGCCGTGCTGGAGCAGAGCATCCTGCGCGGCTGGGATGGGCTGTTCGCCCTGAAGGATGATTTCACCGACCGCGCCCCGGCGGTGCAGCCGGTCAACGGGCAGGATCGCCCGCGTGAGATCAGCCCGGACGATGATATCACTGATTTTCTGTGAGGTTAGGCATGGAGAAAACAATGGACAGGCGCACCGCCAACCAGTGGGCGTTTCTGGGTGCAGCGCTGATGGATCCCGAGGCCGCGCGGCCCTATATGTCCCGGATGGTGGCGGCCATGTTTGCCCCCGGAGGGTGCCGGGAGGTCTTTGCTGCGGTTCAGCGGCTCTCGCTGGGCGGGCAGGCGGTGGATGTAATCACGGTCGCCAATGCCGCACAGGCCGCAACCGGCAGGGACTGCAAGGCGCTGCTGGTGCAGATGGCCGATACATGCCCGAGTGTTACCAATATCGGCAGCTATGCCGCGCAGATTCTGGAGGATTACCGGTACGAGCTGCTGCAGGCAGATCTGATGAAGTGCATGGCCAAGGACGCAATGGACGCCGACAGTGTTTGCCGCCAGCTGCGCCGCACGCTGGCGATGCAGGACGCCATCAGCACAACGCAGGCCGACACCACCGCGCGGGAGTTTGATGCCGTGCTGGAAACGGCACTGGCCCAGCTGGATGAGCCGGACACCAGCCTGAAGCTGGGCTGGCCGGAGCTTGACCGGTACGGTGTATTCCACCGCGGCCGCACCTGCGTGGTGGCCGGCCGGCCCGGCTGCGGCAAGACGGATTTCAGCATCAATCTGGCAAGCCGACTGAGCAAAAAGTACCGCGTCTACTACCTGACGCTGGAGGAGACGGCAGAGGCGCTGATGGACCGCATCCTCTCCAAGGTCAGCCGCATCGACAGCGGCAAGCTGACCAACAAGACCCTGACACCGCGCGAGCGGGAGATCATCGACAACACGGCGGGCATCCTGCGCCGCCACCACAACATGATGCTGGACGCCGACAGCAACCTGACGATTGACGGGCTGGAGGCAAAGCTTATCCAGCACAAACCGGACATCGCCTTTATTGACCACATCGGACTGCTAAGCCCCACCGACCCGCGCCAGACCGAGTACCAGAGCATCCGCGAGATCACCCGGCGGCTGAAGGTGGCCGCCATGAAAATGGGCATCGTCATTGTGGAGCTGTGCCAGATCAACCGCGCCGGAGTGAAGGGCAACGAGGGCCGCTTCTGCAATTTGGAGGATCTGCGCGGCTCCGGCACGATCGAGCAGGACGCCAACAGCGCTATTTTTGTAGAGAACCGCAAGCCCGAGGACAGCAAGGATCTGCGCGGCGAGGACGCCTATCAGGATACCGCCGTTATGTACGCCAAGAACCGCGAGGGGCCGACGGGCGTTGTGTCCATGAGATGGCAGCCCCAATACCATCAATGGCAGCCCGCCCCGAAAGAGGATTTTGAAGAAATCGACCAGATGAACTGGCCGCAATAACACCCGCCGCCCCGGCGGGACAGGAGGATTTCTATGATCAGCATTGCAATTATCAATCTCAAGGGCGGCGTTGGCAAAAGCGTCACCGCCTGCAACCTTGCCGCCGAGCTGGCCGCCAAGAGCAAGAGCGTTCTGGTGGTTGACCTCGATAAGCAGGGCAACACCAGCAAGTTTTTCGGCGTGGCCGACTACGACCGGCCCTGCGTGTCGTCTGTGCTGCTGGGCGTGGCCCGGGTGCGGGACACCATTGTGGAGACGGCGATCCCGGCGGTTGCCCTTCTCCCCTGCGACATGCGGATGCTCAAGGCAAACCGCGAGATGATCCAAGACACCGGCCCGCGGCAGTTCTACCTGCGGAACTGTCTGGAGCCGGTGGAGGGTGAATACGACTACTGCCTGATGGACTGCCCTCCGGATCTGGACATGGGCAGCATCAACGCGCTGACGGCTGCGGACTGGGTGATCATCCCGGTAGACTGCGATGAGTGGGCCTGCGATGGCATGCGGGAGATCATGGACCAGATCGAGCAGGTGCAGATGTACTACAACCCGCACCTCAAGGTGATGGGCGCACTGATGACAAAGTATCGCAGAACGCGGTACGCGGGCGAGGTCGTTCACCAGCTGAACGAGGCGGGCATTGAGATGCTGCACACCGTTATCCGCTACACGGTCAAGGTCAGCGAGGCAAAGAGCGTACATGAGCCGCTGCGGGTTTACAAGCCGGACTGCTCGGCAGCGCTGGACTACGGATGCCTGGCAGATGAGGTCGATGAGGCTGTGTCCAATGTGGACACAAAGGAGGGCTGAGCGATGAGCAAGGGATTTTCTATCAACGACATTCTCGGCAGCACAAAAGCCAACGCCCCGGCGGGGCAGCGGATGCAGGTCGTCATGCTGCCGGCGGCAGACATCGAGCCGAACCCGGAAAATAGCATCTACGAGATCGGGGATGTGTCGATGCTCAAGGCGGACATTGCCGAGCGGGGCCTTCGCAGTCCGCTGGAGGTGCTGCCTGCCAAGGGCGGCAGGTACATGCTGATCGCAGGGCACCGCCGCTGGACGGCCTGCCGGGCACTGACTGCCGAGGGCGTGGCCGGGTTTGAGGTCCTGCCCTGCGTTATCCGCCAGAGTCAGGGCGAGGATGACGACCTCATCGCGCTGATAACCTCCAACGCCACGGCGCGCGAGCTGACCGATGGTGAGCGGCTGCGCCAGTACCGGGCGCTCAAGCAGGCACTCGAACGCAAAAAGGCGGCGGGCGCGCTCGATGGCCGCATCCGTGATGAGATGAGCCGCATCACCGGCGATGGCACCGGCACGCTGGGGCGGCTGAATGCCATTGCCAACAACTGTGTGCCGGAGGTTCTGGCGATGGTGGAGCGCGGCGAGATCACCATGACGCGGGCCTACGAGTGCAGCAAGCTTTACAAGGTGCAGCAGGTCGAATACGCCAAAATCAAGTACGCCAGTATGCCGCCTATCACCGATATGGCCCGGCGGGCAGCCATCAAGTATCTGGTCGAGTGCGGGCTTGCCGACCAGCTGAAGAAGCTCGACTATGTTCGCAAGAGCGAATGGAACTACGCTGACCGCGGGCTGGATGCCGGAAAGCTGGAGCCGGTGACGCTGGATCTGACTGAGGGCGAGGCGGATGCGCTGCTGCGCATTGAGCCTGCCGGTTATTACAGCTTTCGCGTGAGGATGCTGGACCCGGCGGATACAAACGAGGTTATTGCCGAAAGCTCACTCACTACACGAGATTTGTTCGATGCCGCCAAGCGCCTGTACATCAACAAGGACGATCTGGCGGCGTACAAGGCCGAGGTGAAGGGCAAGCGTGATCAGGAGCGTGCCCGGCAGGAGGAGGCCGGAAAGTGGCAGGCGCTGGCCCGGCAGGAGCTGGAGGCGTTTGACAGCTGGCCGCTTGTGACGCGGCTGAAGGAGCTGGGCCTGACGATCCGTGAGCGGAAGATGGCAGACGGCGGGCGGCTTATCATTGCCGTGGATGATCTGACGCGCTTTTCCGGCCATGTGGACGGCTTTCAATACCGCGAGTGCTTCGCGGTGCGCCTCGGGCCGAACGGCGAGCGCGCAGGCCGGGACGGAGACATCAATGCACCAGAATGGTGCACGCGCTGGTACAGCACCGGCGCGGGCATTGAGGGCTACATTGCCGACGACATCCAGCGGGCCACGCGGGAGGCGAAAAAGAAATGAGCAGCGGATTTTGCGGGATTCCCGGCATGAGCCAGCCGCACCTTGACAGGTGCGAGGGGTGCGCCCACAATAAGGGGCTGTTTAACCTGGACTGTGAGCTATACTGCTACGGCGTCGAAAAGACGGACGGCGCGGGCATTGTGCTGGAATGTGATGACTTTGAACCATCTCCGGGAGGTGATGCCCAATGACCTATGATGAGTGCATCGTGTGGCTGAACCGCTACCGCGATGCCCGGCGGGTGGAGCCGCGATTGCAGGAACGGCTCCGGGAAGAAAACCGCCGCGCCGACTACGCCCGCGCCCTGCGCCCACCCGGCGGGGTCGGTGAGATTGACAGTGCGCTGCTGAGCATCAACACCCGGCGCGAGAAGCTGGCCGCCCAGCTGACGGACGGCGAGGCCGCCAGGGTGGAGATTGAGAGCGCCATTGCTCAGCTGGAGGATGCCCTGGAGCGCGAGGTCCTACAGATGCGCTACATCGACGGGCGCACCAACCGCCAGATCGCGGCGCGCATGAGGATCACTGAGCGCTATGTGCGCAAGCTCCATCGGCGGGCAATTTTCAAAATTATAAAATTAGTTCCGCCTAGTTCCGCCCCAGTGTGTTAAGCTGAGGGTGTCGGGCAGGTAGGGGCTTGATGCTCGACAGTTTGCTCGTTCGTATAATCCTCCTAAGCGGATAGTCGCCCCACATCGGGGCGGCTATTTTTTTATAACTGGGTTGCAAGGTTGCAGGGTTACGGGTACGCCCGGCGGTTCGATTCCGCCAGCCTGGCCATAGTTAATCTCCTATTTCATAGCTGGCAGCCGGGAAAGACCGGCAACATACCGCACAGCCGCCCGCCCAGTTCCCCGGCGGGATGAACCTTGACAGGTGCAAGACCTGTGTGCGGGTACGCAGTGCCGTTGATGTGGTTGAACTCAGCGGATGACGGACGGCAATAGACCGTCATGCCCGGCGGGCGGGAGAGCCTCACCTACACCGAGACAAAAGAAACTCCGTCTCGCGCCGCTGGGCAATTTTGATTTTTGGAGGTGGCGATGTGGCAAGACAGTTGAGCTATGAGGATTTTGTGGGCAAGTTCCAGCCGAAAAAGACAACGGACGATTGCTACACGCCGCCCACCATATACGAGATTATCAAGGACTGGGCATGCGAGGAGTACGGCATCGATCCAACCAAGATAGTGAGACCCTTCTACCCCGGCGGGGATTACGAGGAGTTTGACTACGCGCCGGACACGGTCGTGCTGGACAATCCACCATTTTCTATCTTGTCCCAGATATGCGAGTTTTATCTAGGCAGAAAAATCCCCTTTTTCCTGTTCGCGCCGAGCCTGACGGCTTTCGCGGGCAAGCGTGTCTGTATGCGGATGAACCACATAATCTGCGACTGCCAAATTGTGTACGAGAATGGCGCGGTAGTAAAGACATCCTTCGTGACCAGCTTTGGGGGGGGCATTGTGGCGCAGACAGAGCCGACATTGACAAAACTGGTCAACGCGGAATCTGCAAGACTGCAGCGTGAGACGGTGCGTGAACTGCCTAAGTACGAGTATCCAGACAACATAGTGACTGCGGCCATGCTGCAGAAATACAGCAAGTATGGCATCGATTACAGGATCGACCGCAGGGACTGTGAGCAGGTCGCCAAGCTGGACGCACAGCGCCCGGCGGGCAAGGCTATATTTGGCGGCGGTCTGCTGTTAAGCGATAAAAAGGCCGCTGAACGCGCTGCCGCTGAACGCGCTGCCGCGCATGTGTGGGAGCTATCAACGAGGGAGCGCGAGGCCATTGAGTACATCAACCGGCGCAGCGTGTCCACATTGGACACAGGTGGACAATGAGAGAGTTTGCAAGAGAATTCTACAAGGGCCGCGCATGGCAGCAGTGCCGTGCGGGGTACGCCGCCAGCGTGGGCGGATTGTGTGAGGATTGTCTGGCTAAGGGGGTGTATCGCCCCGGCGAGATAGTCCATCACATGACAGAGTTGACGCCGGACAACATCAACGATCCGGCGGTCTCACTGTCATGGTCCAACCTGAGACTGCTGTGCCGTGACTGTCACGCAAAGCGCCACGGTGCGCGGCGTAGATACCGTGTGGACCCGGCGGGGCGAGTGACATCGAGGTGGTGACCTCCCCCCGGTCGAAAAAACGAGCGGAGGTGTGGTAGACCGGGCCCCAAAGTTCGGAAAAACACTGAAAAGAGCGTAAAGGGGGTGTTGTTGTGGGGAGAAAAGCAAAAACTACTCTAATTCAAGAGGAGTACAACAGGATCATGGCGCACTACGCCGAGCTGCCTAAAAATCAGATGGCGATTGTGGAGCCGCTGATCCAGAACGCGGCATTCATGAAAATCACACTCGACGATCTGCAAAAATCCATCAACGCTGACGGGTGCAGCGAGGAGTACATGAACGGCGCGAACCAGTACGGCAAAAAAGCCAGCGCCGATCTGCAAGCCTACAACAGCCTCATCAAGAATTACAACACCGTGACCGAGCGCCTGGGCAAGCTGCTGCCCCCGGAAAAGCGTGAGAGCAGACTGGAGCAGCTGGCCCGTGAATAATTACATCTACGAGTATTACCAGAAAATCACGGACGGCACCATCATCGTGGGCCGCTGGATCAAGGTCTGGTACAAGTACGTTGTGGACGGTCTGGAAAAAGGGCTGTTTCACTTTGATCCTAAAAAAGCGCAGAAAGCAATCCGTTTTGTGGAAAATTTCTGCCGACACCATGAGGGCGCGCTGGCTCCCCAGCTGATTGTGCTGGAGCTTTGGCAAAAGGCGCTTTTGTCGGTACTGTTCGGTGTGATGGATGACACAGATCACCGCCAATTTCGTGAGGTCGTCGTCATCATCGCCCGCAAAAACGGCAAGACGCTGCTGGCCGCTGCCATTGCCGCCTATTGCAGTTTTTTGGACGGTGAGTATGGCGGGCGCATCTACTTTGCCGCGCCTAAGCTGGAGCAAGCGGGGCTGTGCTACGATGCCTATTATCAGATGCTCAACAAGGACCCAGAGCTGAGCCAGCTGAGCAAGAAACGGCGCACAGACATCTACATTGCGAACAGCAACACGAGCGCCAAGCCGCTGGCGTTTTCCGCTAAAAAGTCGGACGGTCTCAATGTCAGCCTGTGCGTGGCCGATGAGGTCGCCAGCTGGCCCGGTGATGCTGGGCTGAAATTCTACGAGGTCATCAAGTCGAGCTTTGGCGCGCGCACACAGCCCATGCTGCTGGCGATCAGCACGGCGGGCTATGTGAACGAGGGCATCTATGATGAACTGATAAAGCGTGCTACCCGCTTTTTGCTGGGTGATTCCAAAGAGACGCGCCTTGCGCCGTTTCTTTACATGATCGACGATCCTGTTAAGTGGAACGACATCAACGAGCTTGCGAAAGCAAACCCGAACCTTGGCGTAAGCATCAGCGTCAGCTATCTGCTGGAGGAGATCGCCATTGCCGAGGGCAGTTTGTCCAAGCGGGCCGAGTTTTTAACAAAATACTGCAACATCAAGCAAAACTCTAGCCTTGCCTGGTTGTCCGCCGATGTTGTGGAGCGCGCCTGCGGTGCGCACATTGACCCGGCCAACTTCAAAAACTGCTATTGCGTGGGCGGTATTGACTTGAGCCGCACCACCGACCTGACCGCCTGTGTGGCGATCATTGAGAAAAACGGCAAGCTGAATGTGCTGGCGCATTTCTTTCTCCCCGCCGAGAAGCTGCAAGAGGCCACCGAGCGGGACGGACTGCCTTATGCGGCGTATGTGCAGCGCGGCATCCTCACGCTGAGCGGTGACAATTTTGTGGACTATCACGATTGCTACAACTGGTTCAGGACACTGATAGAGCAGTACAAAATTTATCCCTTGCAGGTCGGCTATGACCGATACACGGCCCAGTACCTCGTGCAGGATATGAAGCAATACGGATTCCACATGGACGATGTATTCCAGGGGTTCAACCTGACGCCGGTAATACGCGAGGTTGAGGGGCTGCTGAAAGACGGCACCATCAACATCGGGGACAACGACCTGTTAAAAGTGCATCTGCTGAACACGGCGCTGAAAGTCGAAAACGACAGCGGCAGATGTAAACTTGTGAAGATGAGCGCCGCCGACCATATTGACGGCTGCGCCGCGCTCATGGATGGGATGACGGTGCGGCAGAAATGGTGCGCCGAAATCGGCGGCCAGTTAAAGAACGCGGGGTGATGAGCATGGGACTGTTTCAATCAATTTTCGGGAAGATAGCCGCCAAGAGCCTCGCGTCTGGATTCTGGACAACGCTTGACGGCTACACGCCCAGCTTTTTGACCTGGGGCGGCGAGCTGTATGAGAGCGAGATCGTGCGCGCCGCGATCCACGCCACGGCCACCCACGCCAGTAAGCTGAGCGTCACCGTGCAGGGACCGGCAAACCCGAAACTGCAAACCCGGCTCCGGCAGGGGCCGAATGAGTGGCAGACCTGGGGACAATTCCTGTACAGGCTTTGCACAATTTTGGAGGTGCAAAACACCGCCTTTATTGTGCCGGTCATCAATGAGTTTGGTGAGACCGTTGGCATGTTCCCAGTGCTGCCGTCCAGCTGTGAAATCGTGCAGTATGGGGCCGCGCCCTGGCTGCGCTACACATTCCGCAGCGGCCAGACCGCCGCCATTGAAATGGCGCGGTGCGGCATTATGACAAAATTCCAGTACAAGAGCGATATTTTCGGCGAGAACAACCACGCGCTGACGCCCACGATGGATCTGGTAAACCTGCAAAACCAAGGCATTGCCGAGGCCGTTAAAAACGGCGCGACATTCCGCTTTGCAGCCAAGATGAACAACTTCTCCAGCGATGAGGATTTAACAAAAGAGCGTAAGCGATTCAGCCGGGAAAACCTGCAAGGCGAGGGCGGCGGCATTCTGCTGTTCCCCAACACCTACACGGACATCAAGCAGCTGGAGGCTAAGCCCTATGTTGTGGCCGCCGATGAGATGGAGCGCATCAACACCAATGTGTTCAACTACTTCGGCACCAACGAGGATGTGCTGCAAAACCGCGCCTACGGCGACGCCTGGAGCGCGTTCTATGAGGGTAAAATCGAGCCGTTTTCCATCCAGTTCAGCGAGGTCGCCACAAAAATGTTGTTTACCGAGCGCGAACGCGCGGGCGGCACGCTGCTGATGGCGACAGCCAACCGGCTGCAATACATGAGCAACACCGAAAAACTGAACGTATCGGCCCAGATGGCGGATCGCGGCATTATGAACCGCGATGAAATCCGCGAAATTTGGAACTTGCCGCCCCTGCCGGACGGCCAGGGGCAAGCGTACACGATACGCGGCGAGTATTACCTGCTGGGAAGCGATGGCAGCGTGACAAAGAAAGGAGACGACCTAACCAGTGGAAAGTAATGAGAAATTGTTGAAAAAGTTGAACAATGGCCGGGAATACCGCGCCATGCGGCTGGAGGTCCGAACCGCTGACCCCGCCGCGCCGGACTCCAAGCAGGAAGTGGAGGGCTACGCCTGTACGTTCAACCAGCCCTATTTGTTGTATGAGTACAGGGGCGACAGCGGCACCTCCTACCGCATCATGGAGCAGATCGACCCGCACGCTTTTGATGACTGCGACATGGATGATGTCATCATGCAGTACGACCATGAGGGCCGCGTCTTTGCCCGCACCAAAAACGGCACGTTGGCCTTGGCCGCTGACAGCGCCGGGCTGAAAGTGACTGCCGATCTGGGCGGCACCGAGATCGGGCGGCAGCTGTTTGCCGAAATCAAGGGCGGCTACACCGATAAGATGTCGTTTGGCTTTACCGTGGCCGAGGATAAGCGTGAGACCACCCGCGATTTGGAAAACAACATCGTGACCGTGAACCGCACGATCACCAGGATCAAGAAACTGTACGATGTGAGCGCTGTGAGCCTACCGGCCAACGATGCTACATCGATCAGCGCCCGAAAATTCCTTGACGGAGAGATCGAGAGAATTAAAGCGGAGAGACTGCAAAGGGCGGATACCGCAACAAAAATCAAACTGAAACTTTTGGGAGTGTGAACCATGAAAAAGAAAACCAGTGAAATGACCATTGCGGAGCTGCGCGCCCGCGCCGCCGAAATCCGCACCGAGGTCAACGCCGAGGGTGCCGACCTGGACGCCTTGGAGGCTGAGGCCGATGAGATCAGCCAGCGCATCGCGCAGTATGAGACCGAGCAGCGCCGCCTCGGCATTGCCGCCAAGGTTGCGGACGGTGCCGGTGCGCCCCAGGACAACCCCACCGCCATCACCGATGCCCAGACCCGCGCCCAGCAGTTCAAAGAGAACCGCCGCGCCGTTCTGGGCGTGGAGGAGACCCGCGCCGTTCTGGTGAGCGGCGGTAAGCTGGCAACCCCCACCGAGGTCAACACCGAAATTCAGGACCGCGTTGGTGTCGGCGTCTCCAGCATCATTGATATGGTGTGGGTCGATGACTGCTCCGGTATGTCCACCGACCGCATCCCCTACGTCAAGCAGGATGCCGACGCCGCCGCCGATCAGACCGAGGGTGCTGCTGCCACCACCAAAGAGGCCACCTACGACTACATCGACATCACGCCCAAGTCGGAGGCGGTTCTGAGCCAGATCAGCAAGCAGGCCAAGAAACAGACCCCCGTGAACTACTTCGCAAAGTGCCGCGCCCAGGCGCTGCTCAGCTTGCGCAAGAAAGCATCCGTCATTGTGACCGATGCGCTTAAAGCCAGCAAGCTCGTGAACACCATTGACGCCACGCTGGACAGCACTAAGAAAGGCGCCATCAACGAGAAAACCCTGCGCAATCTGACGCTGAACTACGGCGGCGATGAGGCCGTTGAGGGCGAGGCCATCCTGTTCCTGAACAAGAAGGATCTGATTGCCTTTGGCGATGTGCGCGGCACCAACGAGAAAAAGGCTGTCTACGAGATCACCCCGGATTCTGCCAACCCTAACACCGGCATCATCAAGGAGGGCGGCCTGAGCGTGCGCTACTGTCTCAACAAGAACCTGACCGCCTGTGCCGGTACGGCCCAGACCGCAAAGGCACAGCCCACCATGTTCTACGGTGTGCCGCGCTGCCTCAAGCTGGACCTGTTCAGTGATTACGAGATCGCCGTTTCCGATGATTTCGCATTTGACAAGCTGCTGTCCACGATCCGCGGTGACGTGGAGATGGGTGCGGATGTGGTCGTCCCCGGCGGCTTCGTTGCGCTGACGATTGCTGCCAACGCCTGATAGGAGGCTGTGACCCATGGCTGACAACGACCTGCTGTCCAAAGTGACGGTAGCGCTGCGCCGGTCGGATATGCCGGAGGAGCTGACGCAGGAAGTGAGCGACCTGGTGGATGCGGCCCTGGCTGACCTGAAACAGGCCGGTGTGTCCAACCTGGACACGCAGGACCCGCTGATCCGCCGTGCCGTCATCACCTACTGCCGCGCCAACTTCTGGCCGACCGGCGACTACGATAAGCTGAAAGCCTCCTACGATGAGCAGAAGGCGCAGCTGCGAATGACGACCAACTACACAGACTGGCCCGACGCATGAGCGCTGTGCTGTGATGCACCGCCGGAGTGCCTATGCCCGGCGGTGCTTTTTTAGTAAGGAGATGCCCATGTACTGGACGGAACAGATCACCCTTTTGCGGGACACCCCGAAAAAGGTGCAGGGTGTACTGGAGCACCACTACACCCAAGTGCGCACCGTATACGGCGAGCGCCGCAGCGTGAAGTGGGCTGAGTTTTTCGCCGCTGAAGCTGCCGGCACGACCCTGACCGCAGTATTTGTGCTGCATGCCGATGAATACAGTGGGGAGCGCGTGATCGAGTGGAACGGGAACCGCTACAGCGTCCAACGGGCTTATGAAACCGGCAGCACGGTCGAGCTGACCGTCAGTGATCTGGCCCAACCAAAAGGAGAGGCGCTGTGAGGATGGACCTTGTGTGGAGCGATGAAGTCACGGAGCAGCTGACAAAGCTCGCCGATTTAGACTCCATTGCGCCTGAAATGTTGAAAAGCGCAGCCCCCATTGCGGTGGATGCGCTGAAACAGCAGGTTGGAAAACACAAAAGCAGCCGCGCTAATAAGCATCTATCTGACAGTGTCCGCGCCGGGAAACCTAAAAAGCGTAAAAGAGGCGGCTACGGGTTGGATGTGAGCTTTAGCGGCTACGATAGTGGGCACGGATCCAGCCCCAACTACCCAAACAAGGTTGCACAGATGCAGAAAGCCGTGGCCCTAGAGTACGGCACCGCCAAAGAGCCCGCGCAGCCGTTTTTAAACAGCGCCGCAAACAGCTGCGAGGACGCTGTTAGCACTGTGATGCAGGATGTTTTGCGGCAAAGAGGTAAGCTATGACCATGATTGATGCGGCCTTGGCCGCACTGGAAACTGTGTGCAGCAATGTCTCATTTGTCAAAAATGAGGAGGATCCGCTGCCGGACAGCTATGTGGTGCTGAGCGTCTTGGACGATGCGCCGGAAATATACGCCGGAGATCTGGATGAGCAGCAACACTTGCAGGTGCGCGCGGCTTGGTATACGAGAGATCTGCCGCAGCCCTGCGCCAGAAAAATGCGCTGTGCTTTCAGAGATGCCGGGTTTATTATCGGCTCGACCGAGTACGGCTACGATAACGACACAAAACACTTTGTTGCATACGTTGAGGCAGAAGCCGATGATGGATGCGACTGGAATGAAAGAGAGGCACAATAATGGCTTATATCGGACTTCCCTACTATGGCTATTGCCCTATTACTGTGGTGACCAGCGCGGATGGGTCTGAGACGGAAACCCTCGGCGATGGCAAGATCACGCGCGCTGTTGTGAGCTATGGCGGCGAAAACGACAGCGACAGCAGCGAGCTGTGGGCCGGTGACCGCCGCGAGCAGCGCGATGCAGGTGCGCCCAGCGCGAAGCTGACCATTGATCGCAGCTACCTGAGTCTGGCGGATGAGGCGGAACTGTGCGGTCACCACTATGATGAGAGCACAAAGACGCTTGAGCGCAAAGAGGGCGATACGCCTGCCCTTGTGCGCGTTGCCGCGCTTGGCAAGCTGAAAAAGCCTGACCGCAAGCTTGCGTATCGCCTGGTGGGCTATTACCGCGCGAGCTTTGACCCTGTGGACGATAACCTCAGCACTGCCTCCAAGAGCACAAGTTACAGCACGACCAAGCTGGTAGGATCTGCGGAGTGCAACAGTGAAGGGAATTTTGTGAAAAAGCAGGAGTTTGATGGATACGAAGAGGCCCTGGCTGCACTGAAAACATTCTTGAACATCAAGGGGTGAGGTTATGGCGGAAATTACGTTGCGAGGCCGCAAGTACCCGGCACTGTTCGACCTGCAGAACGTTAAGGAGCTTCAGGAGCACTACTCTGACTTGAGCACCATCGTGGCAAAGCTGAACGACCCGGAGGAGGCAGCGTATATCATTTGGCTGCTGATCCGCGAGGGCGTTGAGCTTGACAACGAAGAACATCACCGAGATAACGAGGCTCCGAGCCTTGGGGTTGTTAAAAAACTCATTTCGTTCTCCGATCTGCAAGGCGGTTTGACCGCAAGCGTTGAAGAGGCCTTTATGGAGTTTTACGGAAAAAACGGGTCAGGCCGTCAGGCGCTGCAGGCGATGAAGACGATGCTGAGCGAATCTGGGTTGACGATGTCCCCGAGCGGCACTTTGACGGCGACCGAATCATAAATTTCCCCAGGCTGCAATACATCGCGGTGGGGCTGCTGGGCTATACCCGGCGGGAAACGCGGTTTTTGAGCCTGGATGAACTGCTTGCACAGTTTACAGAATACTGCGCCATGAATGGTATTGAACTGCCACAGGAAAGGGGGCTTGCAGATGGCGATGCCTAAAGCAGGTGTCAGCCTGGTCGTGGAAAATGACCAGCAATTCAAGGCGGCACTGAGCGAAGTAAACGCGGGCTTGAAGGTAAATAAGCAGCAGATGCAGCTTGTGACCGAACAGACCCGCGAAATGGACGACCGGCAGGCCGCCTTAAAGCAGCGGTACGAGGCCGCACAGCAGACTTTGCAGAGCTACCGGGATAAAGTGCAGGTGCTGCAGCAGGCCTACGAAAACAGCGCTCGGCGTGAGGGTGAGGCCAGTAAAACGACCATGCAGTGGCGGGCAAGCCTGATCAGCGCCCAGACAGAGGTTGCCAAGCAGGAAAACCTCCTGAAGGAACTGAGCGACCAGCAGGAGCGAACCAACAAGACCACCGTAAGCCTGGCCGATGTGATCAATGGGCTGGCCAACACACTCGGCATTTCGCTGCCGCCCGGCGCACAGGCAGCTGTGGACAAGCTTGAACAGTTTTCTGCCAGCGGCGCAGCTGCCGTTACGGTGGTAGGTGGTCTGGTGAGCGTGCTTGCAAAATCCACAATGGATATGAGCAAGACAGCAGATGATCTGCTGACGCTGTCTACGCAGACGAGCCTGACCACAGACCAGCTGCAGGAGTTTGAGTACGCCAGTGAGCTTGTGGATGTCAGCACGGACACGCTGCGCGGCAGTCTGGTGAAGCTGACCAACAATATGCAGACGGCGGCTACCGGGACAGGCTCCGCAGCAGAGGCGTTTAAAAAACTGCATGTAAAAGTGTCGGACAGCAGCGGGAAGCTCAAGGATAACTATGAGGTGTTTTTGAAAACCATTGACGCCTTGGGCAAGATGAAAAACGAGACCGAGCGCGATGCGCTGGCGATGGATATCTTTGGCAGGTCGGCAACGGACCTGAACCCGCTGATCGAGGCCGGCAGCGGCAGGCTGGAAGAGCTTGCGGAGCAGGCACACGAGGTTGGCTACGTTGTCGATAATGAAACGCTGCAGAGCTTTGGTGAGCTGGATGATGCGATGCAGAAGCTGGACAAGCAGGGCGACGCCGTGAAACGCAGCTTTGCGGAGGCGCTGCTGCCCATCATTACAGCGTTTGCCGAGGCCCTGAACGCTATCCCAACGCCGGTGCTGACGGCAGTTATCTCTATTACCAGCATCGCCACAGTAGTGCTGCTTGTGGTGAAGGCCATTAAAGAATTGCAGGGGCCGGCTGGAACCGTGAAAAGCATGATCGGCAGCGTTATGAGCTATATGGATCCGCTGTATATAAAAATCATGCTGATCGTTGCCGGCATTACTGCGCTGGTGGCGGTTATCGCTGTCCTGATCGGCAAAGGAAACGAAATCAACAGCGCCATGAGCGGTATATCCTCGGCTACAACGGGGACAATGCGCGCAGCCAACAGCAAGGTGCCGCAGTATGCCACCGGCACGCGCAGCGCGCGCGGCGGACTGGCTGTTGTGGGTGAGAACGGGCCGGAGCTGGTTGCATTGCGCGGCGGAGAACGCATCTACAACAGCAGCCAGACACGCGGCATGCTGGGCGGCTATGCTATCAATATCGGGAGCATCACCATTGATGCCAAGAACGTGAAAGAGTTCAACGATATTGTAAGTATCGCCAAAAATGAAGCCATGAGCATGAGACAGGGGGCATTGACATGAAATCGCACAGCTGGAGCACAAGAAGCTATAAGGCTGGCAGCACAAACCCTTTGGCTAACTATCAGGCGTATCATTGCTCGTGGTTGTTCAATACCGGGATGGGGAGCACAAACCGCTATATAGGCGGCATGCAGGTCCGCATCCCTGCCTATGGTGATGCCAACCGTAAGGTTAAACTTATAGGATATGCGCTTGGAAACAGTGCAGGCACAACCTATTATTCAGACACGAGCAGCGTGTGCGAGCAAAGCAATTTTCCACACGGAGATTGTTGGTTTGCATTCGATTCTTTTAGCCAGACGCGGAAAAAGAATGTTTTAGCCTACGGTGTTTTTGTAAAGGCGGAAAATGGTTACAACGACATCGGATCCAGCCGCGGTGACGCATATATAAATTGCGTCAGTTATCAAGGTGTTATTACGCCAACAGGCCAGACACTAACCAGCGGCACCGTTGCACGGTACACAAAGTATCGACTGCAGTGGACTACAGACGCCGAGGATGATTTTGAGCGCAGGAACTCGACCTGCAAGATCATCATCACCGATCAGGACGGCGGAAACAGCCAGACCTATTCACTTAGCAATGGTGCGACATCCTTCGACCTGGATACTACCGCATGGTCAAGCGGCAGCGGTATTCGATGGCGCGTGCAGGTGGGGGCTTATGGATCCGGCACAGTGACGGAAAGCGCCACCTATTCCCTGTCGCTGGCAGACCCGACCGCCAAGGTCGATGACCTGCGCCCCACCAGCAAGACATACTACGGCTTTGACGCAGTATTCAGCTGGGCGTTCACCGGCAGCATTGCCAGCGGCGCGATCAGCGGTGCATTGCAGCAGGGATCCGCTGTTTTGCAGTACCGGACTGACAACATGGCTGACCCGGCAGATTTTGCAAGCGTCAGCGATGGAACAACCCATGTGAGTGTGAATTGCGGCACATTGCCCATAGGAAGCTACCAGTGGCGCGTTGTCGCCAAGAGCAGCGTTGGAACCACACACACTTCAAGCTGGGTGCAATGCACCAATGTCGAGGTGCCCGTCTCCGTAAAGGGAACAACGCCTGCGGCGGGTGCGTCCGCGCCCAGGGCAGTTACAAACCGCTTTAGCTGGGTGTTCAGCGTTGACAGCGATGACAGGCCCGGAGATGTGACGCAGCAGAGTGCGACACTGCACTTTAAGGCGAACAATGAGAGCGACTGGCATGAGGTTGCTGTGGCCGGTTCGCAGCAGTATGCAGATGTGCCCGCGAACACCTTTGCCGAAGGCGCTACAACACTGGACTGGTATGTTGTGGCGGTTGCGCGTACGGGTACAAAGGTAACCAGCGACACGATCAACGTGTCCACGCTGGACACGCTCAGCACGCCTGTGGCGGTGAGCCCCGCGGGAGAGTACATGGATGATGCTGTGCAGGGCATCACATTTATGTGGCAGCATGCCAATGTCACCGGCACGGCGCAGACGGGCTGGGAGTTGAGCTATTCGGCGGATAGCGGTGCGTCCTACACAGTGCTGGCTAGTGCGGATAATGCGGACAATAGCTATCAAGCGGCCGCAGGCACATTTAGCAGCGGCGTTATCTACTGGCGCGTGCGCACGAAAAATACGGACGGAGCGTTCGGCAGCTATTCCGGCGCGGCAATCTTCGCAATACGGCGAGCACCTAAGGCCCCTGTCATCTCCTACTATGACAACAAGCCGCTGGCAAAAATGCGGTGGCAGGCCAAAGAGCAGGACGGTTATGAAGTTGCGGTGGACGGCATCAGCCTGGGTGTACGATACGGCACCGGGAAGGAGTGGCAGTCTGACGAAGTGCTGGCAGACGGGACGCACATACTTTCTGTGAGGATTTATAACTCGTATGGAGATGTATCCCCGTGGGCAGACTGCGAGGTTAAAGTCAAGAACCAGCCCGGCAGTGCCGTAAACTGCCAGGCTGAAAGCCATTGGGGCGAAGTGCAGCTGCGCTGGGATGGCGGCACAGGTTACATCCTGCGCGATGGAGCGCTGATAGCCAAAGGTGAAGATGGGCAGTACATGGACCGAACCAGTGCACAGGAACACAAGTATATTGTGCGCGTATTTGGCGAGGATGGCTACTACACGGACAGCGCACCTGTCAGGGCTGCGCCTAGTGTGCCCTATGCCGCCATCGGCCTGTTGAACGGCAATGAGTGGTTGGCTTTGAAGTATGCGACCAGCTACCAGAATTACACAAAAAGCACAAGTCTGGGCGGCACATACCAGCAATACTGGGGCAAAAAGCTCCCCGTTTGGCACGATGCCGGCAATCAGGTAGTTACGCACACCATCGCGTATGCACTCAAAACAACGGATGAACTTGAGAAACTTCGCGGACTCGCCGGCAAGGTGGTCGTATACAAGGATCACGCGGGGCATTTGGCAATCGGCGTCTTTAAAGATCTGCAGGAGAACCGTGACCACGGCTGCACGCCTTTGAGCCTTAGCATTACCGAGACGCAGCAGGAGGCTGTGAAGTATGATCCGATATGAGTTCATTGCCATGCGCAGCGGCGCACCTTACCGGGTGTTGCAGGTGCCCGCGGACTGTACCCCGCAGATCCGCTTTACCGGCAGCGCTGAGGTGAAGAGCACGGTAACTCTGACCGCGGAGCTGGACGCGGATATAAACTGGCTGACAGATATGCTGAGCGTGGTCCGTGTAGACAACACAAACCGAACGCCGTTGGGGCTGTTTAACATTACGACATGTCCCGAGAGTGTTGACGAGTACGGGCACAAGACGCAGGAGCTGACCGGATACGATCAGGGGTATGCGCTGCGCAACCTGAGCGTGTTGGAGCGCACGCTTATGATCCACGCCGGTACGCGTTACACTACGGCGATAAGAGAGCAGCTATTGGCTGCGGGCATCAATGTGGTAAGCATTATCGACACGGACGAGGTTCTGATGACGGACCATGAATGGGAAATCGGTACAACGCGGTACGCCGTTGTTGCGGCGCTGCTGGCAGAGATCAACTACCGAGACATCTACTTTGATGGAAACGGTGTGGCTGTGGCCGAACCATGGGAGCCTGCCTCTATCAATAATCGAACGCACCGGTACGGGCCGGACGAATCGACATTGCTGCGCATACCGATGAGCATTGAAGCGGACACATTTGACGCTGCCAATGTATTTGTAGATATCGTTAGCAGCGCCGATCTGGGCCAAGAGCTTCGAGCTGTGGCGGAAAATGTCAACCCCACCAGTCCGCTGAGTATAATGCGCCGCGGGCGCAGGATCGTAAGCGTCGAGACTGTGGAGGGAATCGCCTCGCAGGAAGCGCTTGAAACGCATGCGAAAAACAGAATGCTGCTGAGTATGATGGGCGCTGCAAACTATTCGTTTACTTCCTGCGGCGATGCAGAACAGCCGCACCGGCTGAACGACAGCATTTTAATGATGCGTGACGGGATCGGCCTGCTGGAAGAACAGGAGTGGACGCTCGACTGTGTCCCGGGCGGTCAGATGACGCATACGGCAAAGAAGGTGTTTTACAGCATTGATTGAGAATTACCAACAGCGCAAAGCGCTTGAGACGACAACTAAAAGTGGGAACATTGCCACAGTGAGCGCCGTATACAGCGATGGGATCGCGCTGATCTTGCCAGGTGATACGACTCCGGCGGAAAAACATTATCCCTACAATGCCGCAGTGACATTCTCTGCCGGTCAACGCGTCCATATTGCGAGAGAGTCCGGCACAATCATTGTGGAGTATCCCATTGGCGGAAACGGCAGCTAAGAGGAGGTGGCCATCATAAAAACCATTGTACTGATGAACTATGACGTGGTCGTAGAGGGGAACTTTTCGATCACGCCTTGCATTGAGCTGGGGACCAAGGACAGCTACGGAACGGAAAAGGTCCGCGTCATCTTCGGAGAGGGGTGGAACGGCCTTGAGGCTTTGGCCGTGTTCCATGCACCCGGCGGGTCGGCGACAAAAAAGACAGTCGGAGCGGATGGGATCTTGGAAGTGCCGCCTGAGGCCACGGCCTACAACGCAGGCCGCGGCAAGATCGTATTTCTGGGCCTCGCAGATGGGCTGCAGCGCATTACTGTAGATCTCCCCTACTCCATCCGGGATCACTCTGGCATTGACGGAGACAACCCCGGCACACCTACGCCGGATGTGGTGCAGCAGATCTTGGAGAACTCCAACAACGCGGTACGGGTGGCGCAGGCCGCCAAGGATGCCGCGGAAAACGCGCACCGGGCCGCTGAGGATGCCGCCATCAAGGCCGGCGAGGAGGCGGGCGGTGCCGCTGCCAGCGCTGCGGCTGCTGCGGCCAGCGCAGATACCGCCAACGCGGCCAAGAATGCTGCTGCGGAGTCTGCGGGCGCGGCGGCAGCATCCGAGGCAAACGCTGAGGCTGCGGCAACCCGCGGCGGGGGGGCGCAGGAGGGCTCGCGCTG